CGGGAGCAGGCGGAGACATTGACCAGATTGGATCCATTATTGAGGAATTTGCACCGAGAGCCGTAGAGCTCGTGGAAGCATACATTCCGCAGATCATCACTATCGTAGAAGATGTGGCGAACGCTTTACTGCCTGCAGTGGTTTCAGTCGCACCTCAGCTCATAGGCTTAGTAAGTTCCCTGATCTTATCTGTGGCTGATTCCGTTGCACAGAACAGTGAATCTTTCATCGTTGCATTCAGTCAGCTTTTTGAGTCCGTGGCACAGTCAGTGCTCACACTCTTACCGGTGCTCGTACCTGTAGCGATTGGCATCATCACGACTCTTGCCGAGACCTTGCTTGATCCTGGCAACCTCGAGTTGTTGCTTACTGCTGCGATGGACATCATCATGAATCTGGTTAACATCCTGACGGATGAGAGCAATCTCATGATGGTCATCTCAGCTGCAACGCAGATCATCTTAGCTGTTACTAACGGCCTGACCGAAGCGCTTCCGGTGCTCATTCCTGCAGCGCTGAACGCTATATTAACCGTGGTCGACACGTTGCTCTCAAGTGGAGCACTCGGACAGATCCTGCAGGCTGGTCTGACCTTGATAGTCACTCTTGCTACAAGTCTGGTTCAGTATTTGCCGGAGCTCATTTCACGACTCCCGGAGATCATCTTGGGAATCGTTGAATTTTTGACGGGCGATGCCCTTCCGGACATCATACAGGCTGGATTCACGCTCATCACTTCTTTACTTGGTGCGCTGCCTGACATCATAGCAGCCATCCTTGTAGGTCTTGGAGAGCTCATCGCAGGCATGTTCACATACATCACCACAGATGGCGCTGACGACCTCTTAGAAGCGTTCCAGGCTGCTTTTGATGGAATTATCGCAGGAGCATCTACGTGGGGCTCTGACATCATCCAGAACCTCATTGACGGTATCAGTTCGATGCTTGGCTCTTTGAGCAGTGCAGTGGCGAGCGCAGCAGAAGTCATCGCAGACTTCCTGCACTTCTCTGTACCTGACAAGGGACCGCTCGCAGACTTCGACAAGTCCGGTGCAGACATGATCGATGAGTTCATTGATTCAATGTATGGTGAACAGGATAAGCTCGAAGATGCACTTGCAAGCACGGCTGGCATGATCAGCGCTGACATGGGTACGTTTGACCTGGCAACGCAGAGCAACGTACACCAAACGGTAGACTACAGTGGCGGTCTGTCACGCATTGAACAGGCAATCACACAGCAGGTGGCAAGCTCAGGAGCTGCAGCGCAGGGTGGTACATGGGTATTCCCGATCTATATCGGCAGTGAGCATGTTGACACTCTCGTGGTCGATGCGCTTGACAGATATAACTATCAGACAGGAGGTCATTGATGTTAGGTAATTATTTGACGTTTAACGGCAAGGTATTTCCCAATCCTGTCTCACAGAAGAGAAGTTCGAAGACAGTCGAGAACGTATCACAGAGTGAAGCAGGCACAGACCTTGTGTGCGTGGTCAGACCGAGTAAGAACTCATGGTCATTCTCATTCAATCTCTCACCAGCGAAGAGGGCAGTGCTCGAGTCGCTGTGTGAGGATGAATCGACCACGATGATATATCAGGGAGTCACTTATACCGTCAGGGTGAGAGACTTCCAGGAAGAACTTGTAGAAGGCTCCGAGTGGTTAACTTCCACAGAGGGCCTTTTTAAGTGTTCAGTAAAAGTTACGGAGTTTTAATTATGTATTCAATCTCGGAAGCATACAGAGCGAAGATGTTCGACCAGGTCCAGACACACTCGCTGTCCGGGACTGTAGACGGTATCTCGTTTACTGGTGATGATGTTATAGGAGTCTCCTATACGAATAGATGCTCTGACAAGAAGGTAGCTTTAGGTTCCGTCAATATTGGTGTCTTAAAGCTCACCTTCTTGAGCGATCTGCTGAATCGTGGTGACTACTACGGGAAGGTTATTGAGATCTCCGATGCCCTCATCACGGGATATGATGAGAATGACGATCCCGTCTGGGAGACCGTACCGATCGGTGTGTTCTATGTGGGTGAGGCTACATGGACCGCAGAAGGTATGGTGGATGTCACAGCTTACGACTGTTTGTCGAAGATGGACATTCCGCTCGCCATAGCGCAGACCAGTGGCTATCTTTATAACTTCTGTAAGACGATAGCGCTTCACACAGGCACTACGTTCGGTATGACAGAGGAAGAGTGTCAGGCGCTGGTTAACGGCACGTCACTCATATCTCCATACGAAGATAATGATATGACCACATATCGTGACATGGTCAGTAAGCTCTCAGCTTTTGTCGGTGGTTTCGCAACGGCCACGAGAGACGGTGAGTGGATCATCAGGGAGTTTGATAACACATCCATTTTGAGTATCGGAAACACTCGCAGGTTCTCCGGTGCGAAGTATTCTGACTTCCAGACACGATTTGACGGTCTGTCTTACGAAGATGTCATGACCACGGGCGAGACATTCTACATCGGTGATCCTGACGGATTCATCATGGATCTCGGGAACAACCCGTTCCTGCAGTATGGTTCGCCTGGAATCGTAATGGCGAGGGCAACGGCTATCTTTGAGCAGGTCCAGCACATGACCTACACACCGTTCGATGTCGGAATGCTGCCTGCATTCTGTGCGCTGGATCTCGGAGACGTTATCTCATTCACGAATGACTACACCGGATCCACTTCGACCGGATGTGTCATGCAGGTAACGTGGACATTCAATAAATCATTTAAGGTCCAATGCTACGGATCCAACCCGAACCTCCGAAGCGGTCAGTCTAAATCAGACCATCAGAGTAAGGGTGCAGCTTCGGCCAATAAAGACGGACGTATCTCCACCTTTGTGGGCGCTAACATTCAGCAGTTTGTGATAGACAATCTTAAGCAAGAGATCTTGAGAACGATGTTCACTACATCAAGCTCTCAAGCGGTTCTCACCTTAACCGAGGTCAAGTTTGATTTGGATAGTGCAGGTGAGGTCGAGGTGTACTACTACCTCAATGGCGAGGAATTGGAGTATGTACCCAAAGAGACATACTCGGAGGCAGGTACGCATACCCTGTCATTGATGTACCCGTTAGAAGGACTCGATAAGGATAGAAGATACAGATTTGTGGTCAAGATGCGTACATCGAGCGGTCTTGTCATCGAACCACTGTCTGCCAGGACTTACGTTCAAGGTACGGGTTTTGATCTTACCGGACAGTTTGACGGCTTTATCGAGATCGAGGATGAGATTTATCTCATCGGCTTTGGCTATCTTGATGCTCTTACGGGTAGCGAGACAGTAGTGGTCAATGACTTTGATGCGGTTGGTAATTCCGTATCAGATAACATCAATTTCTACACGATAGCGACTATGAGCCTGTTTGCTCTGTCAGATTATGTAGACATATTGCTACAAGGCAATCTGCCGATATTGTGCGAGGACAGTGAATACTTGCTCACAGAAGATGAGCAAAGATTATTAACAGAGTGAGGTAAAAGATTATGCCTAAAATATCAGAATTGCCGAGTGTATTGACACTCGATATTAACGATGTAGCTGCATTCGTTTCCAAAGATAACCAGAACGTAGACCAGACGATGAAAGTCAAGGTCTCGGAGGTTGCCACAAAGGTCGTAAATAACATCGAGTATGGTTCTCTTAATACCTCCGATAAAAAGGTCTTGGGAGCAATCAACGAGGTAAACGGCAAAGCAAAAGAAAACCTATCCGACCTTACAGACACAACCATAACAACCCCGTCAAACGCTGATTTGCTTGCATACGACAGTAGCACGTCTAAATGGGTAAACACAGACCTAAAAGGACAGGCAAGCGGTAGCATAGCGACATTTTCTAATGGCGGTAATGGTATTCCCGTTAGTGAATTTGAGTGCGAAATCGTAGCACAACAGGCAAGCGGAACACCTTCGCCGAGTTCACCTTTGCCGATAACAGGCTTTTCACAGGCTGATATTACAGTTACGGATAATGACCAAATAAGCAACCTTTACATAGTAGCCTTCGGCCAAACCGTCTACGGCGGCAGGCTGATTTATGCTAATGGTCAGTGGAGTATTGAGGCGACATTTGATGTTTTAGATTTAGGCACATTAGATTGGATAAGTGAAACAGGATATGTAACGGGTTTGTTCCGTGCTGGTTTAACGGGTGTATCTCCTATTGTTCCGTGGAGTGAAACATTTATATGTTCGTGCTTTACTTATTCAAGCACGCACGCTTATGCAAGCATAGCAAATGGCGAAGTGGCTAACACTAATACTGAAAGTGTACCTATTTTACGAGCAAGGTGGGAAGCTTATCAAAATTATACTAATGAGCAATTTAAGAGTGCTATGGGTGGTCAATATATCTTATGCCCTATTACACCTACAATTATTCCTATCACTTCAAGCACAAGAGTAAAAACTATAAGCGGTGATAATAACATCTATTCAAATACGGGTGATTGTGAATTGAAGTATTTCACTAATAAGGCTGACAGTATTGCGGAATTGATAAAGGCTTTTATGTTATAATTAGTGTGTCAGTATGATTGTTGCGAGATTGAACGTCTATACAATTTTTGTAGAACGCATAATTTATACTGACACATAAGCCTACTCAAAAAGATTGTGGTTCTAATGAGTAGGCTTTTTGATTATAAGCGAGGTGAATGTATGACAGAATATCAAGAAAGAGCATTAGCAATAATTGATAGATTGCGTGAAGAAAACAAAATAAATAATCGTGAAATGGGTTGTTTAAGAAGAGCAATTCTTGAAAGTGCTTATCTTGAATTACTGAAAATACAAAGTAAACACTAATTCGGCAAAATTGAAAAGTCCCCCGTGGGACACTTCAATGAGAGGTGTGGGGGATAACTAAAGTGATTATAACACAATTCGGCAAAACAAGGCTAATTCGGTATAAGGCGGTGAGAGTATGACGGAAGAAAAAGAAACCCTATGTAAATATCTTCAAGAAAACGGCAAATGCGACAGTTGTCCTATGAAGTTAAAAGGATATTACTTCTTTTGCGAAAAGAACATTGAAGAGTTTAACAAATTTAATTCGGTATAACTACAATTATGCACGAATGAAAAACAGAGTGATTACAAGGGAGGTTTAACCTCCCTTTTTTAATGAAATTTTTAGGAGGTAGATGCTATGGCATTGGACTTTATCAGAAGAGAAAAAGTACGAGATTTTAAGGCTCCCGTACTTCACGGACACGTTAAGATTAAGACCTACTATGCAAGGTCTGGCAATCTCTGCGAGGTGGTCGAGGGTGATAACCTTGTTACGAATGCTTTAGCAGATATTTTCAAAAATAATTATCTCGGCTCTTTGAACTACGGCTCACAGATGCCGATATGGTCAAAGTGGTACGGAGGTATTCTTTGCTACGCTAACGCACATACGATAGATGCAGATAATTACTTTATGCCCTCCGAGGACTCCAATGCGGTCATAGCTCACGCAGGTAACGAGGCTCCTGGTACGGCAGAGATCATTCAGCAGGATCTCAAGAGAGGTTCACCACTGCAGATTACTCATACTGCCAATTCCGTCACACAGGTGTGGGAATGGGGAAGTGAACAGGGTAACTGTGGAGCTGGTATCGACATCAGCGCAGTCTCACTCTGCCATGTCGATGTCGGTAACGCTGGAACAGGATCCACGGCAGATAAGTTTAAGACTCTCAATCCCTTCGAGAGTATGGGTAGCCTGTCTAATGCCACGATCAGTCTTGATGCGCCTGACGATGCGTTCTGCCAGTACGATGTTAACCACCAGCTCTGGTTCCATCCGGGCGGAGCTGACGAATACTACAACGGCCACACATCATTTACCACAAGTAAGTTAACGGTCATTTTGCGTAGGTTGCCTTATTCGAAGGTTGGCCTTTACGAGTCTATGGTCGCTGAAACATCATATCCGGATTCCTTTACTGTAACACTGACCACATTCTCGCTTTATAATCAGCCTTCTTACTATTTCGACTATGACAATAAGAAGCTCTGGATTTTCTCGAACCTTACAAGAGCCACAGATTCAGATAACAGACAGGATTTCAGCAGAAATACTGTTAATTATGCCGTTATTGATGTGGCTGGTCAGACGATCGACACAGAGGGAACCATCGTATCAGATGCGAATGACCTGGCTCCTACTTCGATGGAGATGTACCCGAACAGAAGTATCGCATACAACCCGTCAAGGATGAGGAATGCCAACATCATCAAGAGTGGCAATTATGTATACCTTCCTATGTCTGACAATGTTGTCTGGGGAAACTACCAGTCACAGGGTGTCTCCAAGTTTAACGTAAAGGGATTAAAGAAGATCAATGTGGTCAATCAGGCTGACCAGACTGCCATCTCTTATAACGAGGTTCAGCAGCAGTTCAAGTCATCCATGTTGAGCGGTGGCATCATCATTAACTCCGGAAGAGTTATCAATGGATCCACAGGCTTTACGTGTTCAGACACATTATCTGATTCACTCGCCATTCCCTGTTATGCCTGCCATGAACCGTACAACCCTTCGAGCGTAGTCACATACCTCGGAGCCGGCAGTGATAGCGGTTCTTGTGCTCGTTACATCCTGGCTAATAAATTCCTTAACACAACGCTTTACAATCTCGGAACACCTGTTCACAAAACAACCGCAAAATCAATGCAGATCAGCTACACATTAACGGAGGTCTGACATGGATAACTTCACTCAGATCGTCTTGGCGATCCTGGGGAGTGGCGCTGTCTTTTCTTTTGTTCAGTTCATGATTACCTTCGGGTTTTCACGAGCTGACAAAAGCCGAGAGATAGAGCAGAAGATCGATAACCTGTCGAAGAAGGTCGATCAGAATCAGGCAGTCTTGGCAAGGACTCACATACTCCGGTTCTCTGACGAGATCAAGAACGGCATTAACCATTCAAACGAGTATTGGAGGCAGCAGCTCGATGACTGCGATACCTACGACAGATTCTGCAAGGAAAATCCCGACTTCAAGAACTCTTACACGGAGATAGCCAACAGGCACATAAAGGAAACTTATAAGCGACTTACTCGTGAGGGAAAGATATGAAACATGACGTGGTCTACATCTTGAAGAATAACTACACGGAAGAGGAGCTGCGCTACTCACTCCGATCGGTCTGTCTTAACTTCCCATACAGGAAGATCGTGTTCGTTGGCGGATGCCCGAAGGACATCAGACCAGACATATACATAGAACACACGCAGGTAGGCTCTACGAAGTGGCTGCGGTCACAGAGCAGTCTCATTATGGCTTTGTCATCCGAAGAGCTCACAGATGAAATATGGCTGTTTAACGATGACTTCTTTGTGATGGATAAGATCAAGGCGCACGAGGATAAGAACTACTTCAACGGGACACTCGAGAAGCGTGTCATAGAGCTTCGGAGGAACTGTGGCAGGAACTCCGGCTACATTAACCAGCTCGACAGGTTAAGGCATCTCTTGCTTAATGCCAACCGTGACACGTTATCCTTCACACTCCACCTGCCGATGCTTATCAGCAGGAAGGATGCGCTGGATCTGTTGGCTAACCACAATTTTGACACACCGATGTTCCGTAGCCTGTATGGTAACTACTTTAGGATCCCGTGCGAGTACATGGAAGATGTAAAGGTCAGGGACTTGGAGACGATTCCTGACACACCGTACATCTCCACGACTGACGAGGCATTCCGTGACGGTAAGGTTGGCGAGTTCCTGCGAAGGTATTTCGACAAGCCTTGCAAGTATGAAAGAGATCAAACAAGAACTTTTAATACTAAAGAAATTTACACAGAGGAAGGAGAAATAAGATATGAGTAACAAGACTTACGACATTATCAAGAACATGGCGCTCATCGTTACACCGATCATCACGTTCTTAGGCGCTCTGGTCTCGATCTGGAATATTCCGTTCTCGGCCGAGATCACTGCCACGTTATCTGCTATCGACATCCTCGCTGGTGCGATCGTGTTGGTGGCCAAGAAAATCTATGAAAATAACCAGAAGGGAGACTCATAATGGGTACGATCAGACGTTCACAGGTAATCAAGGCTTGTAAAGCCTGGGCAGACGATGAATATCACGAGGGAGACAATAACTGGACGATATTCTCGAAAATTTTGGATGAGTGCTTTTACTATAAGCCACAGTTGAAGCAGGGACAGCCCTGGTGTCACACCTTCGTAAATTGTATGTTTCTTCTTGAAGCAGAACCGAAGGACAGGGATGATGAGTCAAAGAAGTACGATGCACAGAACTACCTCTGCCAGCCTTCTTACGATAATCTCTCATGTGGCTGCACGTTTGGCGCACAGTATTTCCGTGACAGAGACTTATTCCTGCCTGTTAAGGAAGCCATGATCGGAGATGTTATCTACTTCGGTAAGCGTGGCGAGGAATCACATGTCGGTATCATCATCAACATCGAG